TTATCTAATGTAGTAAAGTCTAAAACATTAGGCAAGTTACCTTGCTCAAAAGTTACTGTTTTTCTCCCCATATGTCCCAATTCCCACATAGTTGTTGATCCCCCTCTTGGATTAGGTTTAATGTATACAAAGCAATTTTCATAATAATCTTTTTTAAGTTCTTCAATAGATTTAAACTCAGTGTAAATTATTCTATCTTCCCCAAAAACTTGTTGTAAGGGTTTTATAATTTCTTCCCATCTAAAATAATCAGGTCTATTACCATGTAAACCCTTGTAGATATAGATATTTTCACCTAATGGAGTTGGGGTAAAATCACTATAATCTTTTAAAGGTATTATAACTTCTTTATAAGGGATTTGATTTTTAACTAGTCCTTCTCCTAACCATCCATAACCTACCAAAAATGTATTGGGGCTATTTTTAACTATTTCTATTTGGGGGGGGTGGAAATCATTCCCACCAAAGTGTAGGATTTTATAAGATTTATGATTTTTAAATATTTGAATATCTTGGGGGCTGTAAAGACCTAAAAATACAGCAGGTTTATTTGGATCGTTATATTCTTCAAAACCCCATCTACCCATAAATCCTTCTTTAAAGTGGGGAAGTATGTTTGAAACATATGCTTGATTAAAATCCCTCATTGTTTTTCCTCATAAATTTGTTCTAATTTTTCTAAATAAAGTATAGCATCCATTAACTCTTCTTTCATGTGGGTAATCCATTCTGGGAATTGTAGGTCCTCTCGGTCCATATTAACTCCATATTTTTGCTCACCCATTTTGGAACGGGTTTCAAATTGTTTAATTACTGAGGTGACTATGCTGTCCATTATTTAAATAATTCTTTAATTTCGTCTTTTTGTAAGCCCTGTTGTTGGAGTGCTTCCTTAATATATTTTTTATCAAGTATGTCTACCCAATCAGCTGCTTGTTTGGTAGAAACCTCATATAAAGAAGCAATTGTATCTAATAATTTTTTACTAGGTTGTTTCATTTTAGGTTTAATATATTTTAACCAAACATTTTGTTTAGGGAGTAAACCACAATACACTGTATAATATTTCTTTTTATCAGTATAAGGTATGGTTTGAACATAATTTACCAACTCAACAAAAGGTTGATGCATAGATAAAAAACGATTAACCATATAGGGATTAAAGGACTCCCTCTCTTTGTCCGAGAAGGAGTCCCAATCTCGTTTTTTACCTGTTAACTCTTTGAGCCAATCAAAAAGTGTCATACTCGTCTCTCAATTCAGGTGGGAGAGTTTCCGAGTAAATTTTTCCTGTTGCCCCATCATAAAATACTGGGATGGGGAGGATAGCATCCTCACCACCTGTAATAAAACGAGATACTTTACGCAAGACAAACCCTTGCTTAAATATTTGATCCCCATTTTCAGTAGTAATTGAGGTGGTTTTACTCAAGTCAAGTTGTGGTTGTTGAGCTGTCATTTCTGATTTCTTCATAATCTATTGTTTTAATTTCGTTGCAAAAATAATATAATTCTTCTTTTTTAAGCACTGTGTCACAATGCCAGTATTGTTTTAATATGTTAGGATCTATTTTATCAGTAACCTTAGCGGTACGATACAATAGAAACATTCGTTCTCCAAATTCAAATATGTCTTTATATAACAACTTTACCAGAAATTTCAAGTAGTTTAGAAATACATGCCATTATGTTGATTTCCTTATCAATTCGGAAATTTGAATGGTACATATATTCTTCAATAATAATAATTGCTTCTGCAGGACGTGATGTATACTCGTCCATACGCTCATATAAAGCTTTATATAGCGCTTCAAAATCGTTTACATTGGAATCCGCAATTACTTGTCGAATTTGCTTAAATGAATTTGGATTAACCAATAATTCAATAACTTTATCAACATAATTAGATGATACAAGTGTTTGTTTATCTAAAACAAGCTCACCATCTTTAGTAGACATTTGACATACGTTAAGCATTTTACGTACATCTGGGTAGTATTGGTTTACAAGATCTTTAAGGTGGTCAGTGCTATGTTGTACATTCTCTTTAGATAAGATATTAAAAAGGTGTGCAGCAACAGCACCTTTAGTTGGGGGTACAATTTTAAGTACTTGACAACGTGACTGTAGAGGATCAATAATACGCTCTACGTAATTACAAGTTAATATAAACCTTGTACTTTTAGAGAATGTTTCAATGACATTGCGGAGCGAAGCTTGTGCCTGGATAGTAAGAAAATCAGCCTCATCCAAAATAACCACTTTAAGTGGTTTAAACGACATTGTGCTAGCAAACCCCGATACTTTATCCCTAATTGTTTCAATACCTCTTTCATCGCTGGCATTAATATAAAGGTGCTCACAATCAAGATTCTTAACCAAAAGTTTGGCGAGTGTAGTTTTTCCTGTACCAGCGGGTCCATAGAAGATTAGATTTTGAATATCGTTCTCTTCTAAATATCGTTTAACAATATTTTTTAGATGCTCATTACCTACATAATTTTCAAGTACATTAGGGCGGTATTTTTCTACCCACAAACTGTTATTGATAGCCATCTCCATAAAAATCAAATGTTTTAATAGGTTCAGGTTTAATTTCTACTTCTACTCTATCTACAGCATACAAAGCACTTCCAATGGGATCAAGATAAAATGCTTTATTAAATCTAGTTTTTTGGAAATATGCTTCTAAAGTTTCAGTTAGTGTGTTATGGATTATACTAGGCTCATCAGTGAGAGCCCACCTGTCTCCAGGTGGGACTCTCTTTGCGATGAGTTGTTTTTGCTCTACTGTTTCAAATTCAGCCATTAGCTAAAATTAATACATTCCAGGCATAGCTCCAACCTCTTCTTGATTTTCTTGAGGTTTATCAACTATAGTACATTCTGTTAACAAAATAGTACCTGCAATTGAAGCTGCATTTTCAAGAGCGCAACGCGTAACCTTAGTAGGATCAATAATACCTTTTTTAAGGAAATCATCAAACTTACCAGTTTTGATATTATAACCTGTTCCAATCTTAGAACCAGAAGTAACACTAAACTCAATTTGAGAAGCATCTTCTACTCCTGCATTCTTAAGAATTTGTTTAAATGGTCTACGGAGAGCGGATTTAACAATATTGCACCCAATTGCTTGGTCTGGGTTGGACATATTGTTTTCGCATGCTACATTACTAGCAGCTCTAAGTAGAGCAATACCCCCACCGGGGATAATTCCTTCTTCGATAGCTGCTTTAGTAGCTTGGAGAGCATCATCTACTCTATCTTTACGCTCACGCATTTCAGTTTCAGTGTTTCCACCTACATGAACAACAGCAACTCCTCCTGTAAGCTTAGCTAAACGTTCTTGGAGTTTTTCAGTTTCAAAAGGTGAAGTTGAACTTTCAATTTGGGATTGGAGTTCAGTACACAAGCGCTCGATATTTTCTTCAGTACCAGCACCATCAACAAGGGTAGTAGATTCTTTAGTAACAGTAACTGTACGGCACTCACCTAACCAATTTAGATCAAACTTATCAAGTTTCATACCTTTATCCTTATCAACAACAGTACCACCTGTAAGGGTAGCCATATCATTCATAAGCAAAGTACGACGATCACCAAAATCAGGAGCTTTAACACAGCATACGTTCAAGATACCTCTCATTTTATTCACAATGAGAGTAGCAAGTGCTTCACCATCAATATCTTCAGCAACAATAAGAAGTGATTTAGCTTGTTGGGAAAGATTTTCAAGGAGGGGAAGCAAATCTTTTACAGTAGTAATTCTACCATTAAAGAAAAGTATAGCTGTATCTTTAAGTACACAACTCATATTGTCATTGTTAGTAACAAAATAAGGTGACTTATATCCACGATCAAACTGAAGACCTTCTACTGTTTCAAGGTAAGTTTCACCAGTACGTGACTCTTCAATAGTTACTACACCATCACGTCCTACCTTTTCCATAGCAGTAGCAATCAACTCACCTACCTCTTCATCATTATTAGCTGAAATAGTAGCTACTTGGCGTAGTTGGTCTTCGCTAGAAATGTCTTGGGAAATTTCACGGAGGTAATTTACGTGTTCCTTAACACACTTGTCAATACCACGTTTAATCTCTACAATGTTATGTCCCTTATCACTGTAACGCATACCAGCGTTCACCATTTCACGGGCCAACAAAGTAGAAGTAGTAGTACCATCACCTGCTTGTTCAGCAGTTTTAATAGCTGCTTGCTTAACCATTTGAGCACCTGTATTTTCAACAGTATCCTCAAGTTCAATAGCCTTAGCTACAGTTACTCCATCTTTGGTACTTTGGGGAACACCTTGTTCATTTTGGATAACAACATTACGACCGTTTGGTCCCAAAGTAGTTACGACTGCATCTGCGAGTTTATTAACTCCACTAATTAATTTTTTACGGGAGTCGTCTCCGTAGTTTACGATAGTTACTTTATTCATTTTTCAATAATTGCTAATATTTTATTTTCTTCAATCATGTAGTATTCTTCTCTTTCAAAGTCTACTTTAACAGGTCCCATTTGAGGGAGGAGTACAATGTCCCCTACTTTAACAGTAGTTTCTATAAAATTACCCATGCCTGAGTAATAACCAGGGCCAACGGATACTACTTCTCCCTTAATGTTTTTTTCCTTGCCCATATCAGGAACTACAATAGTTCCATATGAGCTTTCTTCTTCTTCGATGGGTTTTATAATAACCCCATTAAATAATGCTTTTACCATTACAAAAAGTGTTGTTTAAATTCGTTTTTAATATTTCTAAGTTCAATAATATAATCCTTAATACTAGTATAAGAACTCTGTCTCATTTTATTTTCAACAACCTTATTAAGTGCTGCTTCGAGACTACTACAATGTCCTATACAGGAATCATAAGGTGTACCACTGTCTGGCATAATGGTTTTGTAAACAGAGTAGTTATACTCATCAATTTGAATAAAATACTCTCCGAGGAGTGGGTCTTTAATAAAATTCATAACTTTGTTTTTTCTAATACGCGGGAATATACGAAAAGATCTTCAGGACACCAACCCTAAAGTAAATTACTTGATAGTAATTGATTTTGGTTTTGATTCAAGTGCAAATGGAATACTAATTATAAGCAAACCATTTACCATTTCAGCATTAGCTTTAGCTAAATTAAACCTACGAGAGATTTTCCAGCCCAGATTAAAGTTACTTTTTTTAATGCCTGAGTGGTAGTAACGGACTCCGTTCTCTTCAGTTTTAGTTGAGGGGGTTGGTTTTCCTTTGTCATAGGAAAGTCTAAGGATGTCTCCTTCAATATTAATATTTACATCCTTTTTATCAATGCCTGTACAAGCTACTTCGAGTGTAAGGCCATTTCCATCTTCAAACACATCAATTGGATGTGTTACTGTTGGGCGACTTGGTGCTTCAAATGTTGCAGTTGAGTCGAAAAAGTTTTTGACGAGTACGTCAAGAGGGCTAGCATAGTCCCTATTCAATAGTAAATGTGTCATTTTGTTTTGTTTTGTGTCCCCTAAGGTGACGGTTAATAATTATAATAACTAGGTTGGTGCCCTAAAGTCACCAATAAATATATGTAATTTTTAAGAAATTACCAAATTATTTAAGAATTCCTGCACGACGCTGCCATTGGCGCTTTGTCCATTCATTTAGGCTTCTGTTGTCCCTAAAATCTTCATAATCTTCACTAACCCACTTTTCTACTTCATCATCAGTAGAACCAACAGGACCTACTCTTGTTCCATCTGAAGTAGTACCTCCTTGGGCATAAAACCCATCTGTATCATCATTATAGGTAATACGTTGTTCATCAAAATACTGATCTATTACATCCTTTTCATTGGGATATTTTTTCATAAGAAAATCTTTAATCCCATTCCCATGTTGGGGGTGATCTTCAGGGTATGAAATTACAAAACCTGAGGAAAGTGCGTATTTACTTTTTGCCATGTTTATAAATATTAATAATCTGCTTTTCGTACAACAAAATACATAGAGTCTATGTTCTCATCTTCGGATCTGAAGATAAGGCGAAGAAGGCCATCATCCACAAAACTCATTTGACATTCATCTGACGTTTTGTTAGCGTTAAATATTTCTCTAAGCATTTCACTACTAAAGGGAATCTTATTATCTTCCCTAACATTATCTTCAAATTTAGCTGCAACGTGAAATTCTACTTTATTTGAAAAATCCATACGTTCACCAAATGTAAACTGGAGTACGGAATTACCAATAATATCTTGTGTAGGTGTTACTGTGACAAGCTCATTTCCTTGGATAGCTCCTGCTGCTCTAATAAAAGTTTGGAAGTCTTCATTATCAAAATTAGCTCTAGCTTGCCATTGAACATCTTCATTTACTTCACCTACTTTAGGTATCATAAGTGGGTCAGCAAGTGAATAATTAATAGTAGATTTAGCGTCTTGAATATTAAGTTTAGTAAGTATTGCTTTGGTTTTTTCAGCATCAAGTACCAAATCACCTGACAGTACATTTAGTAGTCTATTGAGTTGAGTTGTATTAAAGATAGCTAATGTGCCTTCAGTTGTGATAGGAAATTCCCAAGCAATTACCCTACCAATCATATCCTTAGTAGGAGCCATAAAGTCGATAGTTAAAGTACCTCCTTCAATTTCCCATTTAACGGATTCTACTTTACCTCCAAGATAATACTTAGAGATAACTGATTGTAATCTATTTTTTGATATCATTAGAAACTAAAAAATTTATTTATGTTCGGATTCAAATTTAATGTCCAGCCTAGGTCATTATAAAACCCTTCCAACTTAGATTGTAGTATAGTTTCAAATGATTTTTTCCTATCGGCATAGTCTTCAAGAAATATACGAAACTTATCTGGCATGTCAAAGGTTAAGAAGCCTATTTGTTCAATTTTGTAAGGATTATCTTTTAAGTAAACCCATTTAATTTTATCTCCCTGTACTATTCGACTATGGTTTTTAATACCCCAAAAGTTAAGCAAATCATTATACTTTACTGCTGCCTTAACATTAACAGGGGCACCTTTTTTAAGTTCAGTCATTACCTCACCTGCTCTAGGTTTACGAACTACATACTCATTTAATGTTTTTACAGAGGTAGGATTACCAAGTTTAGCTATATCTAAATCTTTAGACATAACATGATTCCTAAAATCTAAAATTAACTTATCAATATGTTTTTGATCTGCTCCTTTTAGAATTTGTTCTAGAATATCATTAAAGAAATCTCCAAATATAGGAGGGAAATTAGCTTTTTTAAACTCAAGTCCTTTAACATCTAGT